CGTAGTAACCCTCCCAGAGACGACCGTGAGCGCGGCCGTGTTCCTGGACGACGTTGGACGCGAGGTCCCAGACGGTGTCCTGGAGGGCCTCCTCGGTGATGTCGGTGTAGACGCCGCTCTTGTAGGCCTTGAACTGGACCTTCGACGCGGCCATGTCGCTCTTGTTGTACGCCGCGCCTTCCGAGATCAGCGTCGCGGTGAGGCGGGTCGAGATGTAGGCCACGTCGGTATCGACGCCACGGGTCTCAACGGTCGCGAGGGTACGCATGACCGACTCCTGGTCGAGCGCCTTCACGAACTCGTTGGAGAGGACGGGCATGGTGGCGCTGGTGCCGAGCGCTGTGTTCGCGCTGCTTGCGGTCGTCATGGCCAGGCTGGTGGCGCGGTTGCTGCGGAAGCCGCCGCGGAACCATTCGCGGGTCTCGTCCTTTGCCGGGGAGGCGACGCGCTTGGAGCTGGTGATGATGGCCGGCGCATTGATGCGGGCCTCGAGGACGGCCTTCTCGGAGGCGATGCGCTCCTCGGCTTCGCCGATTTCCTCGAGGATGGCGAGCTGGCGCTCTTCGGTGGCGGACGGATACTCGGTCTTCAGCTCGGCAACGCGAGCGCGATCTTCCTTCAGGGGCATGGTGCTTTCCTTTCGGACGGCTGCGAGCGTCCCGGTGTATGCAGCGTTCTCGACAAGTGAGACCTCATGCAAACGTGCAGAGGTGATGGTTCGGGATGTCGTCCCGTCCCAGGTGTCTTGGTTCACGACGAAGCCGATCGACATCTCGGAGACCACGCCGCGGCGGACGAGATCGCGGATCTCATTGGCGCGCTGGGTGTTTCCGATGTCGGCGACGAATGCGAGTCCCGTCGCGTCCTCGGTGACGGTGAGTGTTCCGCTCTTGGTGTTCGCGAGCGGGTCGGTCTGATCGTGCATCCACCAGAGCGAGACGTTGCCGTCCGGCTTCAAGGCGCCCGGCTTGATCTGCTCGCGGAACACGCGGCCGCGCTCGGAAATCGGCTTGCTCCAGCTGTTGAACACGGCGGCATAGCCGCGGATCATGCCGTCGCCGCTGTCGGTGAGCTGCGCTCGGATCTCACGCATTAGGGTCCACCTTGATCCTGCGCCGCGGCATCCGCGGCGGCGTTGGGGTCGGTCACGCCCGAGATCACGGGCTTTGGCTCGTCGAGGCCGGGCCACGGCGCGAAGCCGAGCCGGGCGCGGACGTCGTTCGGTGCGAGGGCGCCAACCTGCAGGAGCTGCGCGTAGGCGCGGCCGGCGGTGCGGAAGTCGCCCTGGGTGATCGGGGAGAAGTCGAGCGCGACCTTGGTGCCAGGCGCGGCGAGCTTCGAGGTGACCTCGGCCATCCAGCTCGCGCTCCACCCGAGGAGCGCGTTGCAGTACATCTGCGCGATCTCCGGCTGGGTGCGAGCGTCGCTCGCGTCGAGCATGGCGGACGGGATGCCGAAGATCGACGCGACTTCCTTTGCGCCGGCGGCGCGGGCGGCGGCGAGGTCGGAGACCATCGTCTGCGCCAGCTGCTCGACCTTCATGCCCTCGCCGACGAAGATCGGCGTACCGACCGTGGCGGCGGACCCGTGTTGCGCCATGAACGCGGTACGCATGGCGTCGCGGACGGCCGGCTGCAGGGCGCCCGGGTGACTGAAACTCAACTTCCCCAGACCGCCACCCTGCGAAATGACCTTAAACGCGGACTCAAGGGCGGCTAGGCCCTCGAGCGTGGTCGAGGCGGCGGCGAGCGGCGAGGTCCCCCAGTAGGGATTCCCCGGCGTCGGGAGCGCCTTGAAGTGCAGCACGAAGCCGTAGTCGAACGGTTGGCCCTGGTAGTTCCATTGGATCGACCCGTCCGTCTGCTGCTGCATCTGCACGTCGGCGGTCGCGATCGGGCGGAGCGCGATCGGGGCGCCGGCCGTGTCGACGACCACCACGGCGAACGCATTGCCCGTGGTGAGGGTCTCGGCGACCATCCAGCGGCGGAGGTCTGTCCCGGTGAGGACGTCGCCCCACGCCTGGCCAGACAGGAGGTCTACCGCCGAGGCGCCCTCGACGTGGTTCCCTTCGCCGTCGGTGACCGTGACCGGGCATCGCGCAATGTCGGACGCGATCGTGTGAATGCACCGCTGGACGGCAGGGATCGAGTCGATCGATCCGGCGTACCAATTCACAGGCGATTCCCACGTAATCGCGGGCATCGAGCGCTTGAAGAGGCGGGACCAGAGCGACATGCCCGCATTTGCAAGTATTGCGGCAGCGTTGTCTAGCCCCTTTCGCGGGACTCCCGCAGAGATTGCTAGAACGAGATGCGGGTCGCGTCCACGCCGTACATTGACTGCGCCAGCATCTCGCGGTCGTTCATGACTTTCACCGCCATGCAACATGCCGTTACGGCGTCAATGTTGCCGCGGCTCCGACCCTTGCTCGGTACAAAGAGGCCCGTGTCGCCGGAACGTAAGACCGTGTGCGCAAGGTTTGCCCGGAGGACCGGGTCATCGTCGAAACAAATGCGTTTCCCGCGCACCATGTCAGACCAGATGGCCCACGCGGACCCCATGAAAACCACGTGCTGCGGCGCCCTGCTCCATTGCCAGCCGTGCTTCTTCTCCATGGCTTCGCACCAGGCGGGCGCCTTGCCGGCGGGGTCGGCCACGAAGAACTTAAGGTCGACGTGCCGTGCGATTGCCTCAAGCTGGCGCTCGATGATCGAGTAGTCGATTGTGTTTCCGCACACGGTGAGGAGGTTCCGGTCGCGCCACTCGCGGAGCGGCTGGCGGCTCTTGATCTCGTCCGAAGCAATGTCGTTTCCCGCCCAGTAGTGCCAGCTGCGGGAGAGAATCCGCTGCCCGTCGAACACGGAGACGTTCATCGAGGTCAAGTCGAACTGGCTATCACGGCCCCACCCGCCCTGGCTGAAGTCGATGCCCACCATGCCGGGGAGGCCTCGCGCCCGCTCCCAGTCCCACGGCTCAACGCAAGCGTCGTAGAGGCCGAGCGGGAGACCGCCAACTAGGTCGTCGGCGAAGGTTGCGAGCTGCTGCGTGTACCACTCCTCCCGCTTGCGCGGGTCGCCGGTGCCGAGCGTCTGCTGCATGACAAACTCGTAGTCGGCATGGGTCGCGTGAACGCCGATGGTCGGGCAAGCCTTGATCCAGGCGGTCGGGTCGTCGGGGGCGTCGTCCGGGTCGATGCCGTAGACAATTCCCACCGCGCCAATAGGCATCTTCTCGCCGTGGTCAAGCGACCGCTCAATGCCGCGAATCATGGTTCCGTATGGCTTGTCGTACTGGTTCGCGTCAGGCGTCGTGATGACAAGCATTTGGGCGCCGCGTACTTTCGTAAGGCTAGTGATGGCACGGGTAAACGTCTCGTCCATGCGCGCTGCCTCGTCGCAGATGACAAGCGTCGGCGAGATTCCGTCGGCGTTCTTGACCGTCGACGGTCGGCATTTGACCGACCCGCCGGGGTGCGTGGAGAGCGCCACCGTCGTCGCAGTCTTGCCGCCAAAAAACTCCCACTCCGTGTCCTCTCCAAACGCCTCCGCCATGCGCTTCTGGACGATCGCGGCCTTGTCCATCTGGGTCGCGAGGACGACCACCTCGCAGTCCTTGCGTCCAGCTGCGGCCGACTCCTCGACCAGAAACGAGGCGACCATTGCGGCCATCTGCGTCTTGCCGACGCCGCGGGCGACCTGGAGGACGACAAACCGGACCGCCGGCACCCCAGCGCGACGCCACGCCACCAGGTGCGCGAACACCCACACCGCCCACGGCATCAGCTCCCACCCGTAGCGGTCCCTCGAATGGGCGACCAGGCGGTCTAGCCGGTCGCCGTCCCACTCGTCCGCCGCCCTTGCCTCGAGGTAGCGGACCGCCTGAACACGAATGCGGCGGTTGGTGACGACCTCGCCGGCGACAACCGCCCGCGCGTAGGCGTCAGCAATGTCTAGACCGCCAGATGGCGCCCCCCTTGACGGACGTTTCGCCTTTTTGGACGGTGCCTTACGCGACGG